CAAGAAACGCGTCAATGGCCATCCCTGGGCGGTCCTCGGGTCCATCGCCCCCTGACCACTGGTAGTCATCAAAAGCCAGTATGCCCCAGGGTTTTAGGCACTCGTAGGCATTGACGGCATCTTTGAGAACTCCGTATGCTGTGTGGTCTCCGTCTATGTAAATGAAGTCAAATTTTTCTTGGTTATTTCTGAAGAAGTGGTCACTGGTCAATTTCACTTTGATAATTTTTTTCTCGTTGCGTGCCACTAAAATTTTTGCGTCATAGACGCTTTCTACCGTCCCCCAGTCCAGAGCGTGATGAGCCACCTCATCAGACCCTTCCCACGTGTCTACGTCGACAAGTACCGAGTCAGTGCCCCTGAGCACGTTGTTGTACAGCCACACACTGGCGTCCCCGGTGTAGGCGCCTATTTGGAGGGCACGTATATTTTTCCCACCATAGTCTGGAAGAACAATATTTTCAAAGTTCTCTTGGCCGTCTTTGGCAAACCAGTTGGGGAGGGTACTCATTCCTTGAGCCTACCACAATGGGAGGGTGGTTTAGGGGCTAGTGCTCTAGCCAATAATGTTGATAGTGCCGACCATAGCTGAATGGTTTTGGCACTGGTAGTACAAAGTGCTTGGGGCACCAGCATCTATCGTAAACTGAAGCCCACCCACGGCGACACCGTTGTTCGTAACGCCAGTGTTGTATACGTCTCCCGAAGAGTAGCCCGCCCCAGTAGTCTGAATCCAAAATGGGTGCCCAGAAGCGTTTACAGTAAAGAAGTATGTGTTACCACGAACTAGGGTTAATGTGGGATTATCGCTGCCGTCTATAACGTAGGCAGATGACCCGTTGTTAGTTACTTGAAAGTTCTCAATAACAGTAAGTCCGTCAGCCCCATCGGCTCCTGCAGGACCAGTAACTGTGCTGTCCCCGCCAACGGGTCCTTCGGGTCCCTCGTCCCCCTGGGGACCAGTGGGTCCAGTAGGTCCAGTGACCGTACTATCGTCACCTGTTGGTCCTGTGACCGAGGGTCCAGTAGGTCCTGTGGGTCCAGTTGGCCCTGTTACTGTGCTGTCCCCCCCGGCAGGTCCGGCAGGTCCGGTAACTTCGGGACCAGTAGGACCAGTTGCCCCTGTGCCCCCGGTGGGGCCTGTAGGTCCACCGGACGGCCCTGTGGAGCCCGTTGGCCCCGTAACCTCGGGACCGGTAGCTCCAACTGCGCCTACTGCACCGGTTGGTCCGGTCGGGCCAACGGGTCCCTGGATTGGTCCAGCGTCAGCCCACTCTTCGTTTAGGCTCGACCAGATGTACAGGTCCTCCTGAACAATGTAGCCGTCACCCACGTTCCCAACGGGATTGTCGGCTTCGAGAAATTCTAAAGCTGTATATGTTCCAAGGATGCTAATTCCGGAGCCGCCCGGACCTGTGGGTCCAGCGCCCCCTATGCCGCCAGTGGGTCCAGTAGGTCCAGTAGGTCCAAGCCCAATGTAGGCCAATTGTTCCCAGCCACTGTTGTTTGTGTAGAAGTAAACCTCGCCGTTGCTGGGCTTTACCCATATGTTCCCAATCTCTGGGTACCCTGGCTGATTTTCTAGGTACGTGACAGTAGTAGTCCCAACAGTTTCGTAAAGCAAGTTCATAGAAAACGAGACACTATTTGTATTTGAAAGAACTGTAACTACATCATTTTCTTCAACAATAAATCTAAATGTTTCGTAGGACTGTCCAGCCTTCACTAGCAGATTGTATGTCAAATAGACTCTGCTGTTTTCGGAAGATGTCCCTGCTGGCTGAATGTACACTGTTGTTTCGGCTTCATTCAGAGATTTGTTTGCGACAATCACAGAGGACACACCCGTAGTACCAACTGCGGGCAACGCTGTGGGCGCGTTGGCTATCGGGTTAGCTACACCTACTCGGGTTACTGCCATGTTGTTATCGCTTCCTTAATATCTATGGTGGGCACTGCTAGGCGGACAGACTTCTAATTTCCAGGGCGCCAGTCATTGCTGGGTGAACAGAGCAGATGTATCGCCAGGTTCCGGGGCTCGATATAGCAACTTCCCAAAAAAGTTTTCCGCTTGTTTTCCCCTGAGCTAAGCTCCCTGTGGACAAAGTGCCGTCATCCTCGACGTGGGTTAGCCCTGATGTGATGTTGGAGTACCCACCGCCAGTGTCGAGCTGTATCTGGAAAGGATGAGACTCAGAGACGTTTGTGAGGTCAAAGCACAAGCTCGCCCCTGAGAGCGCGTAGATAGAGGGGTTGTCCCCTGTGTAGTGGCTGTTGAACTGGTATGCTCCGGAGCCGTTATTTGACACGTCTAGTGTAGCAATTGCGTTGTAGGCGGGCCCTGCAGGTCCAGCAGGTCCTGTGGAACCGGAACCGGAACCGGAGCCTACGGGCTCCCAGGTGGTAGAAGTTCTAATTTCTAAGGCTTCGAATTCTGTGTTGTACCTGACGTACCCTTCTTCAGCATCGCCTCGGCGTTCACCAGTTGTGCCTTTGTCCACATAGACAGTGTTGTTTATCCCACGAACTATCTTGTTTGTGAAAGTCTGCGCGAGGTCTCCTTGACCGACAGCGTCGTCCTGAAGAATTCCGTACAAGCTGAAAGAAACGCTATCGGTGCTGCTGCGGACAAAAACAGCGTCACCGGAGTTGACAGCAAATCTAAAAGTCTCAAAACTTACCCCGTAACCCACGGTCAAGTTGTCAGCAATGTAGACGTACGAGCCCTCGGTTGATGACCCTGACGGAGCCACGTACACCACGATTTTTGGAATCGGAGTGAGTGAGGGGGAAATGTTGGTGACGATTATGGATATCAGGTAGCTGTGCTGAAAGGTGTACAACCCTGTGCTTACGTTTGTAGCGGGCCGAACCGCAGCTAATCTTTGAATTGCCATGGGTACTCCTCCTAAGCCTGTGCCTCGCCCCATGACAGTCTAGCGGAGCAGAGTGTCTCTTGACCTGTAAGACGTGCTACTGCAACGGTGAGAATGTCTGGGCCGTCTGGGAATACTGAGTCGCCGCCGAGAATAGAGTTTGACAGCTCAAACAAGTCACTCAAGTTGACGTTAGTTGCTTGCTCTTCCCCCTGGTTCCCAGATGCTTTGAAGTTGTACACCTGGATTCCGCCGGAGATGGTGTCGTTTGATGTGTGCTCAACAACCTGGACCAGCGACGGCGTCTCCACACCTGTAAAGTTCAAGTTGTTGAGTCGAGAGTTCAGCAGAACCTTCACGTCGACCAGTTGGTTTGTTTGGACACCAACCTCCTGAAGCCGGAGCTGCATTCGGTTGATAATGTCTCGGTCGCCTAGCGCACCTGTAAGACCTTCAGAAACTGAGGGGCTCAGTCGGATAGAGATAAGAGGCTGATAGTTTGTACCAGAAGTGTTGTTTAGCGCACCCACGGGGGAGATGGTGTAGCTGGACTGAGTGTTTCCACTATTTTCGAAGTCAATCACGTCTGAGAGAACGTAACCCGTGGCAGACACAGAGCTGATGCTTCTTGCGTAGCGGTACTGGTAGTACCTAAACGTGTTGGCATCTACTATCTGGCTCACTCGTGCTACCCCGGCAAATCCGAGATAGCTTGTAGTGCTCTCTGGAATACTGATAAGGACATAATCATCCACCGAGAGACCGTGAGAGCCACTTGTGTCTACAGTCACAAGATAGTTGCTCTTGCTGATGGTGGTAATATTGGTTGCGGTCTGGGTAGCTGCCTCGAGGGAGTTAGTCATAGCAATATTATTTGTGTCAATTGCCCTAACAAAATATATATTTTCATTAATAAGGTAGCTGTAGGGGTTGTACTCACTAATAAACCGCGTCCGAGGGTTTTGACTGTTAGACTGCGGCAGACCGTTGGTGCCTACACCCAGGAACTGAACCGAGTCCCCGCTGGCAAACCCGTGAGATGGGATGTTAATAATGTCAGTGTCCCTGTCAAGAGCGTTAGACCCGAAAGTTTTCGAGGTAGTGCCCCCGATTGACAGTGTCTGGCTGGACCTCGTGAACAGGTACGCCTTGTCGTCGTCAAATCGTCCATCCATGATGACCGAGGTACCCCAGTGAAACAGAGACGGAATGTAGGTCGGGTTATCGAAGGTTGTTACTTCATAGCGGGCTGGCAAGTTACCAGAGCGGAAGTAGGACTCATAGAGTTCGTTGTTGTGTGTAAACTCGTGCGTGTACTGCACTTGTCCGCTAAGAGTCTTGAATCCAAAGCGGATTTTACCGGCACCGTACCAAGAGTAGTCCATGTAAATCATCTGGATTTTGGAAAGGTCAAGGTTGTACCCTGTGGGCCCAGTTCCATCAGAAGGGTCAAGGTTCCAGTCTTCTTGAGGAATTTTAGTGTCTACTGTCAGGGTCGCAATGATTCCAGTTTTGGCAGGAGTCAGTGAGTGGGAGGTTGTTGTGCCTATATTGGAGAGGTTTACAAAGTTGACTGCGTCTGGCAAAGCTTTCAATTTGAAAGTATTGCTCGTCAAAACAGTTACATAGTACGTCCGCCCGTTGACCAGTCCGCCAATAGGCTCGCCGTCAATAGAGTTGTAGACGACCGGGATACTCTCGGTGAATCCGTGGCTCAGAATGGTGAACACGTCAGTGAGTGTTTCTACCGCGGTAGCAGGGTCAAAGATTTTTTCGGAGCCCGAGGACCCCTTGTACTCTGGCTTGATAGTGAGCCTAGAGTTCGATTCAATGCTGGCTACGCGATACGACTGTCCTCGCAACACGAGGTAGGAACCCACCTCAAGTTGTGTCATAAAGGCCGTGTTTGTGCCGAACACCCGCTCTGACCCGTTCAAGCACGCGAGTGTCCCCGCGGCTTGCTGGGTAGATGAGCGACGAACAGCGTAGAGTTTGTCCCCATCAAATTCGTAAAACATCCCGTTTTGGAAGTCGAACATACCTGCGCGAATGGCTCCGTTGCTCCACTCAGTCACGTGGAGTCTAGGGTATCCGTAGACCGTAGGCTCAACAATTTCTTGCTGAGCAATGACAGTAATGTTGAAGGAGTCAATAACTGTGACTTGGAATGTTCCATTGTATACAGGGTTGTCTACGCCAAACTGGTCTTTAGCGTCCTCGACCTGGATGGTCAAGCCATTGATAAGCCCGTGGACCCGCCTGGTACGTATCTGGATGACATTCGAGGACCCAACTCTGTACATTGTTTCGATGTCAATGCTGGGCTTGAAGTTGACAGCAGCCGAGGTCTGGATGCCCTTACCGGACTGGTACCTAAAGTACTTACGAGTCTGGCGCACAATCTGAGCAAATGACGTCCCCGTACCAGTTGACATCTCAACACCGCCGTCAAAGGGGCGGTGAAGAGCGTACCCCTGTGGGCGCACGTAAACGAATGTTGGGTAGGAGTACGCAACATTCTCGTAGGCTGTGGTGTACGGGCGTGTTACGGTGATTTGGGTGTCCGAACCAATAGCTGCAATTTTACGAACAATGGGCGCCACAGGGACAACATGGTTCAAGAAAAGCTGACTTCCAGACCCAGCGGTCGCAAGGTCTACAGTGTTCAAGTTTCCCACAGCGTCGACACTTGTCGAGTGGAGTGTGACAAAGTTGCTGCTGCTGGTGACTACCGACCCCGTGGCCGAGACGTTCGTAATATTGGAGCCCTCTGAGTTGAACTCAAAAGTGGTTGCCGAGGGGACGGCAATGATGACGTGCTCGCCATTAAAGATTTCAGGACTGACTCCTGAGATATCCGCTATGGTAATAACGTTTCCAACCTGCAAGTCGTGGTCGGTGGTAGTAGTAATCCTTGCCACTTCATTTGTCCGGTAGCGTGAGGTGATGCTCCGGGAAACGGCGTCCACTATTCTGCGTGTGTAGTAGTAGCTGTTGTCCACCAAGGGCGCGGGGGCAACGCCTACCCCGCCTTCTTGAACGGCGAGAGCTCCTGGGTCCTGGTTCTCTACGGCAAGAGTAAAGCTCTCCGCGGCTGTATACCTAAACTCAAAAATTCCTGCATTTACTGAGGTAATAGTAAACGTTCCCTCAAAATCCGGTGCAGAGGTGCTACTCAGACCCTCAATAGAGACTGTGTCCCCGACTAGGAAACCGTGAGTCTCACTAGTTGTCATAATTCTGGTTGTGCCAGAGCTCTGGATTCGTGCGACTCCCAGCCTACGGCCACCGGAACCGGGATTGAAGACGACGGACTCACCGGTGATGAAGGGGTGAGATGCAACGAGAATCTGGTTGGTAGCGGTGTCTACGTCTGAAGACTCAAAGTAGCCTTTGTCCGCTCTGTCTTGTGGGAACAAGCGGAACGCGTCACCCACTTTGAGAATCTTGGAGAACGTAGTTCCTGTGCCATCAACAAGAACAGAATCTACTGTTGTTGCGACTGTTCCAGTCCCCGTGACCTGCCCACTAATCTGTGAAGAAGTGAAAGTGTGCTCTGCCCCTGCACCTGTAGTTGTGATAGTCAGCGGAACCCCCGAGGCAGCGTTTTCGGCTGTGGAGGCAAGCTTGATAAAGTCTTTGTTGACCGTAATAGCAAAGTAATACGTTGCATCTACCAGCCCGCCAAGAGTTGTCCCGCCGCCGTTAGAGTACACAATTTTTGTTCCGGTCAAAAGCCCGTGGGACGCTAGACTAATAATGTTCTGGTCCAGGTCTACTGAGAACTGGGGATTAAACGTTTTGACAATTGCTGGGACTGTCCCGTTAGCTGTAACCTCAAAAGTGGTTGCAGAGGGGACATCGCTGATTTCATACGTGCCATCAGGGGTGCGGATAAGGGACTTGAGGGTGTGTACCCCTGTGGGGACAGCATTGCTTAGCAAGTCAACAGCCACTCCGTTTTCGGAGTTGTTGAGCGTCGTAGCGAGCTTGAGTGTGTTTCCATCTATTGATATGACATAGTAGGGAGTAGCTGAAGTCAGACCACCCAGCGCAGTGCCACCGGCGGTGTCGTATTCTACAAGCTCGCCGCTGGAGAACCCGTGATTAGGGATTGTTATTGTGTCGACCACGTAGTCAATTGATTTATTGACAATCGAGTGGGCGCCCACTCCAACACCTTTAATGTCCGCAATTTCTGTGAACGAGGCGTCAGAAGACAATCTAATAGTGTTGTTGTCTACTTTTTGGGTGTAGTAGGTTTGCCTGTTATTGAGTCCAGTGATTCCTGTGTCAGTCACAGCAAAACCATTGAAAGACTCTGTGGTAATTTCTACCAAGTCAGC